AGATGAGAGAAAGGCAGTCTCGAAAAACTTTGAGACATATTATGACTCATTTATGTTCTGCCACTTCCCTGAGCAGCGTATGAAGAGTGGAATGCCAGGAATGCATGGGCATCATCACAAGCACATTTCTTGGTCACACTACAATCAAACGTTTGGCAGCTACGAGTGGCACCAGCTTGGTGGATTCCACTATCGTGATGCTTCCTATGCGGACGGTGAGATCTGGTCCAATGGCTTTATGATCGCACATGTAGACACCAAGACAAAGAAGACAGTCTTCGAGTACGTAGATATTAAGGACTTCTGTTGCGTAGGTGGAACATACTACACACGTGGAAGAGCCGAGCACAATATTGCCGGATATAAGCACAAGAAGTAATTTAAATTTAGTTTGCGAAAGCACACATATTCGTGCTATTATATGTCAGGAAGTCTCCATGGTTGAGATTTCCTGGCATATTATCCTTAATGGAACAGGAAACAATGAATACCAATTTCTCAGACGAGTTCTCAAAAGAGATTTACGAACAAACCTACAAGATCAACCCAGACTCAAATATTGATGACACTCTTGATAGAGTTGCAAAAGCTCTATCAGACCTCGAAGATGACAGCTCATTTTGGTATGAGAAGTTTCAGGGTGTACTACATGGATTCAAGTTTGTTCCAGGCGGAAGAGTTATTTCAAACGCAGGAACAGGCCTGGGCGGAACAAGCCTAATCAATTGCTTCACATCAGGACCATCCCCCAAGGACGGCCCCGTCGATAGCATGGAGGGTATTCTGGCAGAGTTGAGGAGCCAGGCCCTAACTCTTAAGTCAGAGGGTGGATATGGTTTCTGCTGTGACTTCATGAGGCCACGTGGCGCATTCGTAGAGGGGATCGCAGCAGAGAGTCCTGGGTCTGTCAGTATGCTAGATATGTGGGACACTCAGTCAGCAGTCATCACAAAGGGGTCAGGCAAGAAGTCAAAGAACAAGAAGGCAAAGGGTAAGATTCGCAAGGGCGCACAGATGGTAACTATGAGCTGCTGGAACCCAGGGATCGAGGAGTTCGTAACTGCAAAGAGAACCCCCGGCAAGCTTACCAAGTTTAACATGAGTGTACTCATTACTGATGCATTCATGGAGGCCGTAAAGAACAACGAGCCGTGGAAGCTCCAGTTCCCAGACATGGACTCAGACAAGCCAACATACGATGCAGTATGGGATGGAAATCTTGAGAAGTGGATCCATGAAGGTGGAGATGTTGTAACATACAAGACTTACGACAATGCTAACGAGCTCTGGGATCTCATTATGAAGTCCACCTATGAGTTTAACGATCCAGGAGTGCTGTTCGTGGACACCATCAACAAGATGGACAATCTAGACGAATACATCAGCACAACGAATCCCTGTGGTGAGCAGTCCATGAGCCCACATAGCATCTGTCTACTGGGATCACTAAACCTAACGCAGTTTATCAATGAAGACAGAACAGACTTTGACTATGATGCCCTGACCGAGGCAGTCCCGACAATTATCAGACTTATGGACAACGTTAACGACATCGCATACGTACCCCTTCCAGAGCAGCGTGAGAGCCTCGCTGGTAAGCGCAGGGTCGGACTTGGGTACATGGGGTACGGAAGTGCTCTAATGCTCTTAGGAGCTAAGTACGGAGGCGAGAGGGCCCTTCAAATCACCAATAAGCTGTGTGACCATGTTTCAAACTTGGCATATCAGACTTCTGCGAAACTGGCCAAAGAAAAAGGCGCATTCCCTATGCAGGATCTAGGTAGGTATGTAGAGAGCAACTTCCTAAAGGGTCTGTCGGAAGAGACAATGGACTTGATCAGGAGATTTGGCACCAGGAACAGCCACCTTCTTTCTGTCCAGCCAACAGGTAATACCGCAATCGTGGCAAACAACGTTTCTGGCGGACTAGAGCCACTCTTCTTGCCAGAGTACATCAGAACCGTAATCGTAAACGCAGCACCAGACGGACTTAGCGTTCCAAAATCCATTGACTGGTCCAATGTCGTAGACAGAGTCGGAGACTGGAATTGGGCAAAGGAAGGCGACGAAAGCATCCTTAGAACAGAGTTTAACGGTCTAATCTATAAGATTGACAGGAACCGAGGGCTTACCAGGGAGCAACTCGTATGTGACTACGCAGTTAGAGTTTTGAAAGAAGAAGGAAAGTGGGACCAAGAGGCAGAATGGGCCCAGACCACAACCCAGCTATCTGTAGATGACCACGTTTCCACAATGGCAATCTTCGCAAAATACTGCGATGCCGCAATCAGCAAAACCATTAACGTTTCCAACGACACAACCTATGAAGACTTTAAGAACATCTACATGAAGGCTTTTGACACTGGGTTTGTAAAAGGGTTTACAACATACAGAGCCGGAACAAGAACGTCCGTACTGGCGGCAGTTGGAGAAAACTCCAGCAGTGAGAACACGGACGATCACATCGTTGTAACCAAAGCACCAAAGAGACCAAAGAAGCTACCATGTGACATCTTCAACATTGTATCAGAGGGAAAGAAGTGGACTATACTTGTTGGACTGCTCAACGGGCAGCCTTATGAGATCTTCGCACTTGGAGCAGACGAACTTAACCTTGATAAAAAATTCACCAATGGAGTCCTGTGGAAGACATCCAAAAAGAAGTACAATCTAGAGCTCGAAGGTAAGACCGTAAGAGACCTCCAGAGGTTCTTCAAGAATGATGAACAGGAGTCCATCACCAGACTCCTATCCACCTCTCTCAGACATGGAACACCTCTAAGATTCCTAGTGTCTCAAATGAGAAAGTCTGGCGGAACAATTGTGGCATACTCGAAGGCTGTTGCCAGAGTTCTGTCCAAGTTTGTAAAAGTTTCAGAAGAGGGGTCACCGGAAAAGTGTCCAGAGTGTGGCTCTGAAAAATACTTCTTCGTAGAGGGCTGCAATAAGTGCAGTGACTGTGGATATGGAGCATGTTCATAATGTATATGTCACTTGAAGCACTATACTCGCTAGGATTCCTAAGCGGAATAAGCAAGGTTCATGAAGGCAGAGAAGAGTGCTCCCTAAGGAGATCATCTTACGACACTCTAAAGTACGTCTTTAAACACCTAGAAGATTACGGCCTCCATGAAAACCTTGTTTCAGGCATAAGTAGATCTTCTACGTGTGCCGGTATAAAGTGGAGACAGAGCGAGCTTGATCTATATCTTGAAAGCGTAGAACTAGACAAGATTAACCACTCCTACTTCGCTATGGGGTGTTTCGATGCAGGATTCATTCACTCCGGCTGCTACTCCTCAGAGAGACCACATCTAAAGCTGGAAACCACAGAGAGTCTTGAGCCCATCCTAGTAAAGTTCATAGAGGACAACCTAGGAGCAAAGGCAGAAGGTAACGAGTACTTCGGAGTAGACGCACTAGATGTAATGGGAGATACTTACAGGTATGACAAAGACATGGGGTATAGCAAGGCATTTACAGCTCTTGACAACTGGAAAACCCAGATTGATGGAATAACCAACAGCACCCGCCCTAGGTTCTTTTTTTCTACAACTAGAGCAGATGCTGTTCCCCCGTTCAAGGCTAGGCTTTCAGACTCAGGATTTGACCTAACCTTGCTGGAGAAGACAAGATCAATTGGGAATATTGAAATGTACTCCACAGGGATAAAGGCCTACCCAGCATATGGCTGGTACTTTATGCTAGTTCCTAGATCCTCAATCATTAAGAGTGGATACATGCTTGCCAACAACTGCGGAATTATCGACAGGTCTTACACGGGGGAGATACTTGTTCCCTTGGTAAAAGTTGACGAGAATGCCCCGGACCTAGAGCTTCCATGTAGATTGGTCCAACTTATCCCACAGCCGATTATTGACTTTGAATTCCAAGAGACCGACGACAACCTTGATTCCGCTAGAGGAACAAAAGGATTCGGAAGTTCTGGTAAATAATTTAGGTTAAATTAAAAAACTTGGCCCCTTCTAAGCCGTATACGTGCTATTATATACTTGTAGCTCTTTATATTATTAAGCTTAGGAGATTGGTATGATAGACTGGGACAAGGTTAACTTACCGGGGGATATGAGCAAGGAGTCCATCTTGGGCGAAATTGCCGAGGTCTCCAGAATCAAGGCAACACAGCACTGTTCTCCAAAACATCCAGCATTCTTTTCATATGATGACCTGTATCAGGAAATCTTTCTAAAGTGCGTATCTGTTCTTGACAAGTTTGAGGCATCTAAGTCATTCGGAAACAAGCACAGGCTCTTCTTTTACAAATGTGCAGACAACCTAGTCTTGGACATGAGAAGAAAGCACCTATTCTACAGAGCTGCGCCATGTAAGCAATGTGATTCATTCAACAAGGATCCAGATGGCAACGGCTGTAATGAGTATCATAACAAAGAAGACTGTCCAATTTTGGCAAAGTACGAAAAGCTAAATAAGGCAAAGAGAGATCTAGGGTGGAGCTTTGGCTCCGTTGGAATGGACAACGGCGAGTACAACCGTGATGATGAAGATGGGGCCTATGACGAGAAAGACACAAGGGAGCCGCTATCTAACGAGGAGAGAATCCTAGAGATAGAGCTTGATGATGAGATGAAAAATAGGCTGGGGGAAAAGTCCTATGCTTCGTATCAAAAGCTGGTATCCTTCAACTACGAGACATCAAAGCTAACCCCATCAGAGCTAAGGGGTTTAAAAACATCTCTAAAGAGAGTATTCAAGAGTGGAAACGGAGGACAGGATGGCTAAGAAAGGCAAATTCTCAGATGATGAGAAGGCATACGTCAAGCAAAATTACCTGATCATGAGTGACCAGCAGATGGCAGATGTCCTAGACAGGGACAAGGTCGCAATCATCAACTTTAGAAGAAGAAACGCTCTGGACAAACAGGGTAAGGCAGCTGTAGCAAAGGGGCTCGATGCGGACAAGGCCAGGGAGGAGCTTATCTCTGCAATGCCAGAGGAAGACAAGAAGAAGGCACTTTTGTCAGGGCTCAGGGCAACGTCAGCGTTCTCCAGTGTAAAGAGCAGTTTGGAAAAATCAGAGGTCCAGTTCTACGAAGACAGATACGTAGAGTTCATGATGGATCCAACCATCGAGACAATGACAGCAACTGAAAAAGATGCACTCCACAGGAAAACCTTGGCAGAGATTAGAATGCATAGGTTTCTTGAAGATGAGAATGTCTTCAGGCAAACAGGTCAGCCGAACAATAGGTCCAGAGAGATAGCAGAGTGCCAAGACGCCATCTACAAGTGCGAGAAGTCTCTAAATGTAACACGTGAGCAGAGACTGAAGGATGGACAGGATCAGTCTATTAACTTCACTAGCATAATCAAGGAGCTAAATAACCCAAGGGTTAGACAGGAGCTTGGTTACGAGGCTGCTATGTTTAAATGGATGCAAGAGATTTCATTTAATGAAAACCTAAATAAGACGATTATCTCGGGGGACGATGCTGAGTACGATGTTCGTGCTAACTTCGTAAACCCTGATGATGCTGACGAGTTCAACTCAGACTTTCTCGGAAAAAAGGAGAAAGAGGATGAGTAGTCCAAAAAAGAAGAAGGTTAAAAAGAGTGGCGAAGCAAAAGCCATGAGATATCCTAAGCCAACCATCTTAATCGATAGTAGGGAGAAGGAGCCTTTTAGATTTAGAGCAAGTGCAAATTTAGCGGGTACCGAGGTATGCAAGATAGATGCAGGAGATTACTCAATCAAGGGTCACGAGGATTTGATCTGTATAGAGAGAAAGCAGTCTGTAACAGAGCTTGCTGGAAACCTCGGAAAGCACCGTGCCAGATTCGAGAGAGAGCTAGAGAGAATGCAGTCTTGCAAATTTAAGTACATCATCATTGAAGACCATTGGTCCTCATTGATGGGGAAGAGTATCAAGTATAGCAGAATGAAGCCCAAGTCTGTTTTTGAGTCCCTGATTGCATTTGGATTGCAGTATGGAGTCCACTACATTTTTGCAGGGAACAAGAAGCAGGCTCAGACCATTACCAGAAGCATACTAGTTAGAGCATACAGGTACAGGATGGATGGTTCAGTATAATGTCTAAGAAGAAGAACAATGTCTTTAACCCAGACTACGGCTGGATGCCAAACATTCCGGCAGATGCACAGCTAAAGAACCCAATCATAGGAATACCTGACCACCTAAAGGAGAAGAATGAGCTCACCGAGTTCCTGAAGTTGTGCGCCCCCACGTACTCACCAGCTTTCGGAATAAAGTACATCATGAACATCAACCTTCTTGAGCACCAGATGTCCATGATTCTGGCCATGCTTAAGTACAAGTTCCCTATGCTACTTCTATCTCGTGGAGCCGGTAAGACGATGATGCTGGCAATTTATGCGGTCTACCATGCCGTCATGTTTCCCAACACAAGGATTATTCTTGTTTCAGCATCCTTCCGACAGGCAAAGTTGATCTTTAATGAGATCAAGAGAATATATGACAACGCACCCATCCTTAGGCAGATCTCAGATCACGAGCCGAGAATGGGAAACGATAGCTGTAAGTACGCAGTGTGTGGGTCGTCCATTACGGCACTTCCTCTTGGAAACGGAGACAAGATCCGAGGAGAGCGTGGCCATGTGATTCTTGCGGACGAATTCGACAGTATTGACCCAGAAATCTTCGACACGGTAATTAGAGGATTCGGTGCCACACAGTCTGACCCATGGCAGAAGTCAAAGGATGCTTTCGTAAACAGAGAAGAAGAGGAGTCTATTGATTCTGTAAGCAAGGGAAACAAGATTATCCTAGCTGGAACAGCTGGATACATGAATGGGACATTCTACAGCCACTACAAGCACTACAGTGCAATTATCGCAAATAAGCTCAGAGGCAGCGCAGAGGACTTTACTGACGTACTAGGGGAAGAGGCAAAGAAGTACGACCTAGACTTCAGAGATTACTGTATCATAAGGTACAAGTGGACAGACCTCCCCGCCGGAATGATGGACTCTAAGTTAATCGAGGGAGCAAAGGCGACAATGCCGTCTCAGATATTCGACATGGAATACAATGCCAAGTTCGCAGATGACTCTCTTGGGTTCTTCAAGGCCAAAGACATTAGAGAGGCGACATCGTCCAGAGATGGAGGGTTCGAGATTCGATCCAGAGGGCTCACTGGCAAGAGGTATGTCATGGGAGTAGACCCCGCCAGGACCACAGACAGGTTCTCGATCAATATAATTGAGGTTGGGACCCCGTCGAAGGTGGTTTACCATTGGACGTGCCAAAACCAGAAGTTCTCATATGCAGCAGCCAAAATGAGAGAGCTAATGAGAGAGTTTAACATTGTGGGGATAAATATGGACTCTGGAGGAGGCGGATATGCGGTAGAGGAGCTTTTGAATGTTACACAAACTCCTGATGGGGTAACAATCAGAAAAGACGGAGAGCCGATTATCGTAAGAATCGACGAGGAGAGAAGCCCCCATCTGGATGAAAACAAGTGTTCCAGGATCTTGAATCTTCAGAATTTCACAAGTAACTGGATTGAGGAGTCAAACACCTTGCTCCAGAAGAACATCGAAGACAGAAGTCTAATGTTCCCAAAGACTTACGTGGAGTCAGGGGCTGGGTCGCTGGAGGACATCCTCTTCGAGGTGTCTGAGCTAAAGAGAGAGCTGCTCTCTATTGGTGTAACATATACCAAGACGGGAAGGAAGAGCTTCGACCTAAAGCCAGGGGACTCTCAAAAGGACGACAATGCCAAGCACAAGGACAGGTACTCCTCGCTCCTCTTGTCTAACCATATGGCCAACAGCCTAGACGATATGCTCCTATTTGGCCCAGCGAAGGCAGCAAAGGCATATAACGACGACGATGCCATGGGCGGCTGGATAGACGAGTTCTAAGATAAACAGCTAAATGGCAGCAGTATCGTCCGTATAGTAATATAGCATTTAACCCTAGCACTAGAAGGTATATCATGGGCACTAGAGATAATAACGAGGGCACTAAGCCTGACACAGTTCACAAGAGAGCGAAAGCCTGGGACGGATTCCTCGGATCTGACGCAGAATTCATCTCAAGCAACACCCAGTCAGCAAAAGCCGGAAACAACGTAAGATTCGATGGATCTACGGAGCAAAATGGCGGAGCTACTGGGAAAGAAGTCAAGGAAAGAATCGCCTCATGCCGTGAAGCTTACGAAAACGTAGGCATTATCGGAAACATTGTGGACCTAATGGTTGACTTTGCCAGCGAAGGCATTGACATCTACCATAGATCAGGGCCAGTTCAGAAGTTCTTCAGACAGTGGGCCACCAAGGTTAACCTATCTCAGCTATCCCAGCAGATTCTAAAGTCAATCTATAGAGACGGAAACGTCCCGGTTCTATCATACTGGGGTGAGATTTCCGAAAAAGAAGTTAAAACCTTCAAGAAGGCCGTTGGAAAGAATCATAGCAATCTATTCATGTCCGACGAGATCGTAGATGGGTCAAAGATTATCCCTTACAAGTTCCAGGTTCTAGACGTTTTAAGCCTAGACAGAACGGGCAGCGAAATGCTCGGAACAGCAGGGTGGTCCTACCAGTTTGATACCGCAGACTATGAGGTCCTATCTTCTGACATGGACGCCAAAACCAGAGAGGTTGTAAAGCACCTCAAGGACTCCCTTGGCACGGCAGAGTTTAACAAACTAAAGGGAACTGGCCAAATGACTCTTGATCCAGCCAGATTCGATATGCTGTACTACAAGAAAGACGGATACAAGTCCTGGGCAAACCCAATGCTCTGGAGAGTCATGAACGACGTGAAGTACAAGAAGCTATTGAGAGACATGGACATCTCTCTAGCAGAAGGCGTCACAAATGCTCTAACAGTGGTCAAGCTTGGTGCAACCAAGGATGGCCTTCCACCTTCCAAGAAGAAGTACCAGAAGATCGTATCAATGCTAAAGAACCCGAGCAAGGCAAAGACCATTGTTTGGGACGACCTAATTGACATTCAGACGGTATACCCTCCAATCGAGAGTCTCCTATCCTCAGAGAAATACAAGCAGGTAGATGATGACATCAGATCTGGACTAGGTATTGCTGAAATCCTAATCAACGGAGGCGGGGGAAACTACTCATCCTCATTCCTCTCTGTTAAGACCCTCCTAGAGAGACTTGAGCTTGGTAGACAGATGCTCCTAGAGTACCTCGAAAACCAAGTAAGACTAGTCTCCAAGAGCATGGGTTTCAGAACAGCTCCAGTTATCAGAATGAACCACATGTCCCTAGCAGACCAGGACAGTGAGAAGAAGTTCATGCTAGAGCTATTCGACAGGAACGCAATCTCCTTCGAAACCCTTACCGAGAGATTCGGCGAGAGCTTTGATATCGAACTAGAAAGAGTCAAAGGGGAGGACAAGAAGAGAGAGAAGATTAAGGACGATTCACCATTCGGACTACTCAGGGTAGGAAAGTTTGGGCCACAGTACCCAGCCGGACCACCGGAGCTTCAGGAGCTAGCCTCTGGCCCAGTTCCTCAGGAGGAGAATATGGTCAATCTACCGTCTACGCAAGAAGATAATGGTAAAAAAGGCGGACGAAAGTCCGGTGAACCTCAGAAGAGGAGAAGCGGGGACGCTCCAGCAGCCCCGGTTGGTCAAAGTAATGCATCACTCTTTACCAGCAGTCAGGTCGATGAGGCGTTTGACGTCACATACAAGGCCGTAGCTGCTTCCGTATGTAAAGAAATGGGCTATGCTGACGCAAGATCCTTTAATGGGGAGGATATGGAAAAGGTTCTAAGTGAGGTAGTCAATGCCCTCCCAGAGATCCTAATTGCTGTTGCTCACACGGGCGACGATGCAGACAACGAGAAGGCTTCGGTAAAGAGTGTTGAGATGGCATCAAGTCTAATCAACGCCAGTCTTGTTAATTTTGTCGAGGAGACCGGCAAGAAACCAGGAAAACAGAAGACTAAGGAGATAGTCAAAAAGGCATTCAATAATTCTATTGGTAATTAAATAAAATAGAACGGATGTGCAAAATGGCAGAGTTTGAAAATGCGGTGCGACTTGCATCGGATTACGGTCTTGGGATAGTCTTAAGTGTGTTCTTGGCTTTTTCATTTGTCGTACTTGGAAAGAAGTTGATATCTGGAAACCAAAGGCACGAAGATCATCTTGTTGAGATAATTCGTGAAAAAGAAGACGGGTTAGTTGATCACGTCTCAAATTTGACAATGAGAGTCCAGGGGCTTGCCTCCAGGTCTCAGCAAATGTCAGAGCAGATTGACCATATGCAAGGTAAGATTAACGAAATTAAAGAATCCCAGGATGACATAAGGGATATGTTTGAGGGCTAAGTAGGAGTTTAGTAATGTCTTATAATGTTTTTCAGTTTGGACCAACTGGTCGTTCTATTTATGTAGACGACAATGGTCAGCTTGTGATTAATACTAGTCCAACTGCTTCTGGATACGTTCTAGGGTATGGAGATGAGGGCTTTCCAGTCCTTGTCGATGCTAGTGGAAGGCTGTTGGTACAAAACGACAACCCAACCAATTCTCTGGCCTCTCTCTCAGACACTAATACAGTAGGTGCAGTCTCAGGACAGTATCTAATGTGGGACGCAGGTGCTTCAGATTGGATTCCGAGTGATATATCATTGGACTTGGATGATATTGCAAACGTAATATTGTCAACCCCGACAT